ATGTTTGCGTAGGGAGCAGCGACGGCGCCATGAGCGCAACCCAGGAGGAGACCAGCAGCAATAATAGATTTCATGTTTAATAAAGGGTGTTTACTTTTTGATTTTCACACAGTTGTTGACGCGTGTGCCGCCTTTCATTTTTGTGCCAGACTTTTTGTACCCTTTCCAACAGGAAGGATCAAGGCGAGTCTTGGTCTTTTTCTTTTTTTTAGCCATTTAGCACTTCCATTTTTTTAAAGCAAGAGCCTTACGGGTTGGGCGACCCTTTTCATCTTTCATAGGTCCTTTCACACCAGACATTCTAGCACAAAAGGAATCCTTACGAGGACCGCCCCCAGGTTGAGGGGCTTTAAGATTAGAACCTGTTTCACGGTTATATTTATCACGACCGGCTTTCGTTAGTCCACCAGTACGTGATTTGTGTTTACCAATTTTTAGGCTAACGTTCTTTTTCTTTTTACTTTTTGTAGCCACCTTTTTTTCCTCCTTTGCTACCGCAGGAGCCTTTACCTTTGTGTGCCATTACCAGATACCAGGGATAATTTGACCAGTGATTGCATAAGCACCAAGAGCCGCCATGACGCCAAGCATAGCAAGACGACCATTAAGCTTCTCAGCCTTTTCATTGTGGGTTTCAGTTACTTCCATAATAGTCATAGGTGGTTCTTTTGCGTAGAGGTTAGCGCGCCCGCCATCTTCGATTACGTAGGTCATCAATATTGAAGGTTAGATCGTTCTAGTTTAGCAAAGACATCTTGCCTGTAAGCTGGGTCACGATCGTAACGTGGGTCTTGCATTGCTGCAACAACCTCAGCTTGACTACGGAATACATCAGCTTTAACTTGTGCCGCTTTGCCTGTCAACATCTGTCCTTCAAATCCATTAGCCTTTTCATACTCTGCTTTCAGTCCAGCAACTGCCAGAGTAATCATTTCAACATTACCCGTTTCTACAATAGCATCATAAGCTTTCACAAATGATTCATCCATTGAGTTAGCTGCCCATTCAGTCAGCTGAGTGTAACCTTCGTCACCACCAGCCAAGTTCTTGATCTGAGTAGCTTGTTCGTTAGACAAGTCAGAACCTTTTTGTTGCTGTCCTTGTAGTGAAATGTAAGCAGAGATAAGCTCATTACTATCTAGCTTACCGAGCTCTTCCAAAGTTTCAGGACTAACCTGTCCGTTATTAGAATAGAACTCTTCTGACGCTTTGTTCAGAAGATCAAAGTTAGGATTACCCTCTTCTTCTACCTTCTCTTCCGGTTCTGATTCTTCCGTCTCTTGTTGAGCTTCGGTATTATCAGACTCGTTTGTTCCTAGTTTCTTTTGAAGTTCAATGTAGGCTTGTTCAAGAGCTTCTGCATCTTTGAACTTACCTGCCAGCATCTGTTGCTGATCAGCTTCAGCCTGTTCACCAACTGCGAGAGCTTCTTGCTCAGCTTCGTTGAATTCAGGCTGGTCAGCTGGGGTGGGATCATACGTCAGTGTTGCCATGGGCGGTGATTACTTTTAGATTACCAATACCAACTCTTTCTACGTAGTTGGCTGAACGACCAATAGTTGGTGTACCAACCTTGGGTTTTGGAGCATACTTATTAGGCTCCGGTGTTTCTACTTTTTCCTCAGTAGTAAGTTTTGGCTCAACCTGCGTCGGTTTCTTCCGGCTGCGCCTCTTGGGTTGTGGTGTTTCCTGTGATTCCATTCATTATCTCCTGGGCGTTAGGGTTTTTAGTGGGATCCATCATTGGTGCACTAGCAAACTGACCAGCTTGTTTCAGCAGTTCCTGTTGTTGCATCATCTGTTGCTGTTGTGCAGCCTCTTGCTGAATATCACTGACACTCTTAACGAGGTTCAGGTAGTCAATACCTTGAGATGCTGCCAACCGTTTGATGTACTCATCAGGGTTGATGTATTTAGCTAGGGTCTCAGGACCCATAGTTTGTGCAATAGTTGTGATGAATTGGATCAGTGATTCCCTATCTTGACCACGACCAAGTGCATTAACACCAGCCACGATCTCGGGACGGACAATACCTTTAGGAAGCTTAGGCAGCTGGTTGCTACGTTGCAGCACCATCAAGGTACGATCCAAATATGGTTTGAGGAACTCGTCAGTCAACAGGCTGAACATTCCGCCAAGTTGCTGTTCGATTTCCATCTGAGTGAGACGGACCTCTTCAGCAGTGGTTCGGTCACTCTGTCGGATGTTCAATACCATGAATGCATCCGATACACGCTGACCAAGTTGGTTTGCCATTTCAAAGGCAGTCCTAAAGTCAGCGGTCTTACCAACCTGTACAACTTGCACATCATCAGGTCGTCCCTGAATGATAGCTCCGTTGCCAGCTTGAGCAAGGGTTTGAGGCTTGGTTGTGCTACTAGGGCTGACCAAGAACACTACCTTAGCAGCTGCTGCGCTGCCTTCGATAAGTGCTTGTGACAGAGCGTCAAGTGACTTGAGATCACCGAGGAACTCCTCCACCCTACCACGACCATAGGCTTCACCATCAAATGATACGAAGCGGAGAGGTAGCCATGGACTAGCATTTTTAGGCGCTGTACTTCTGCTGTTAGGAAGTGTGCAATCTTCACACTCCTGATACCAGGTCCAACGTCCATTTTTCTTGTCCAATTTGACGTGTGTGTAAACTTCCACGTCGTCATCCACAGCGCCTGAACCTGAGCGACCGTTCAAACCACCTCCGGCACTGGGAGAGTTAGGCTTGCGTTCTGCTGATGCAGGAAGGTCAACAAGTTTTCTATTGATAAGTTCCTTGGTCACGATCTCAAGGACATTGCCATTGCCATCGCGTTCGAGAACATATCGATTGAGTGGGAAATTCTTCAACCCATCCTTACCCATAAAAATAAGGCTATTACCAGCAACAATAAGATGTTTCATTGCTTGGTGAATGACAACACGATCATTCGATGAGTTGATGTAATCCATCACCATCCGTTCAATTTTGGAGAAAGACAAGTCAATCTCACTTCTGATCACAGGGTCTAGCTCTTCTCCAAGCTTATCATCTCTGACTTGCAACTTGAAGAATGTGGTCTGTGGAGGAAGGATAGCAAGCATTAACTTAGAAGCTAATGTTACAACTGCCTTAGCTCCGACTGATTGCCACGGTGTTTTCAGCGATTTGTGAGTGTCTGTATCCCCCTCATTCTTCATAAGATAAGGAAGAGTAAGCTCTGCACATTCGTTAGCTATGTCCAGGAACTGAGCACGGTCTGACTGCAGCTCATTATAACGTTGTCTAGCAGTACCGTTCATAGGTTTAGCCCCTGGTTACTACTAATAGTTAGGGATTCGGCTGAACCTGCAGTATCCTGGTCCCTATCTCTGCGTGATGTAGACTCCTTAGCAGCTGAACCAATCCTAATGTCCACTGAATCACCAGGGTCAGTAAGAGGTTTTGGTGCGGGGATTTCTTTTGGAGGTAGAGGAGCGGGAATTGGATCCGGTTGTTCCTTAGGTTCCGGCATCTTTACCTTTGTATCGGTTGATCCTAAACACATTTTAGTTTTCCATTTGTGTGGTTATCCATTCCACTACTGAACGTTGACCAGCTCGATACATAATTAAGGAGTGATCGTCGGTTGGTAGAGGATTTACGGGCGGAAAAGTTTCATCTAGTTGAGAGAGGATAGTGTTAAACTCTATCCCCTTTGCCTCAAGTAGATTAAGCATATTGGGGGAGGTTGACATTAGAATGCTCGAAGAATGCTGGCATCCTAGCAGACCTGGTGTCGGAAAGCTCAGGTGCTTTACCTTCATACATCAGCCGATCACTAGAATCCAGCCAAAATTTTTTGTTCAAAAACTTATCGGGGTTATTAGCAGTAAGAGGCTGCATTACCCAGTTGATAGTTGCCTTGCGGAGTTTATCAAGACTAGGAGAGATATCAAGCCCCAGCTCCCGACAAACCAGGCTATTGGTTGCAACGTGGATTTGTTCATCTCTGCTTATATCCGCTGAGGTTGTACGCATTGCAGCGTCACCGTTAAATCTAAAGAACGGCAATAGAACGAAGAAAATCGCACGCTCGGCAACCATCGCCTTGAGGACAGTATGATCAGGATGGTCAATCCACGCCTTCTGTAGCGCCAACGCTTCCCTCTCAGCTTTTTCATCAACGCCGTAAGCATCGGCAATGTAACCGAGAGCCAAGTCGTGGTTCTCTTCGTCCCGTACATTAGATAGGAGCAGCTCCCGCGACGTAACAGGAATATCGGTGGTAAGTGCATCAGTAATAAAATCGCCCACAGGCAGTTCCATATGTCTCAATGCAAGAGCACGGTGGATAGTCTCCTCCGCGCCTTCCTTGCAAATACCAGCAACAGGTTTCACTGGTGTCCATTTGCGCTTCCGCGCCATCAGTTTTTCGTAAGGGTTCATTCTGCACAATCACATTGAGGTTCTTTTGTGTCTTTAAGAAGACCAGCAAGATAATCCTCAACGTCAGCTTCATCAAGAGCAGCGTACGCATCAGATTTATCCTGCACATCTCCCATTACTTGGAGGGAGTAGTAGAGGCTAGTCTGGGGCGATTCGAGCCACTCTTCAATAAACGTGTCATCCATGACAGCCAAGTCTGACCACCAATTAAATGAATAACCGTGAAGAAGTCCAGTCTTATTATAAAGTCGCATCATACCATCAGCGACTCGCTTGTAGTTTTCCCAGCCTACTTCGCTGGCGATCTCTACATCACCATACTCATAGGTTTGGACACCGAACGTGCCACTGTCACGGTCAACTGTGCGGGCAATCGGCGGGGCTAGTTCAGGAGTACATGTGAAGCCATCGAGATCCTTAGATCGGTAGCTGCACGATGCAGTCGGTGCAATAGCAAACGCACGCACCATATTGTTATCACGAGCAATAATTGCTGATGCATCAATACCTGCCTTCAGCTGTCGGACGAGTTCAAAGGCAGCAGTTGCCTTAGTTTCTCCTGCGTTATATTGATCGAGAGCTCTTCCGAATTGCTCGTAAGTGACTCCATATCGCCGCAAGAGGTTTGCGAGACCCAACACGCCAAGTCCAACTTGTCGATCTTCGGCAGCACCGAGGTATTCTCCAGTCTCTCCAACACCTGTTCGAGAATGGAGTTCACAAAGTTGCGACATCCCCTGAGTGAAAGCACGAGGGATGTCCTCGAACTCACAGGCTCCAAGATTAACGTGTTGAAGTAGACACGTTCCTCGGGAGGGCAGGTACACTTCAAGACATACGTTTCCACGGATTCGTTTGGTTCCTTCATACTTAACTTTATTCAGCCAGATATCACCAGCCTTAATTCCTTTGATTAGTTTTTGTCGGGTGATGACGTCCATGTCTTCCCACCAGTCGTCTGTGATATTGACGCATCGTTTGACCCAGGGGAGTTGTTCTCGGGGAGTAGTGATAAACTCATCAATATCTGGGTGGCTAGCGTCCAGATGCAAAACAATTGCACCATTCTTATACTTACCACCACGACGGAGAATTTCATTCAGAGTAGAATAGATTTTCCCGAACGAGACAGGACCAGAGGCAAGTAGCCCTTTGCCATTATCATGTCCTTTCGGGCGAAGTCGGGAGAGGTGGATTGCACAGCCTGCTCCATTTCGGAGGGCATGTGAGGCGAAGCGCCAGGAGGCTTCAATGCCTTCGGGTCCTTCCATTGTGTCATCGACAACAAATACCGTGCACGACACGGGGAGACGTCCATCAGGGTCATCGAGCCATGATTGTACACGTCCAGTTCTAGAGATTAGTTCAGGCATTGATCAAGTCGTTCAAAATAGGTGGTTGGTAGTTTGGTCCCTTCAGGACCTTGCCGTCAACACGGCGGATAGGTTTACCGTCCAAGCCGAGCTTAGACATGTTAGATTTATGGACACGATCAAGTGCTTCTTCTAGATCCCATTCCATATTCTCTGCATACTGAAAGCAAACATATACCAGGTCTGCTAACTCTTTCAATTCATTTTCATATGGTTCACTGGCTGCCGCTTCCTTGAATTCTTTGAACTCTTCAGCGATCAAATCCAGTTGCATAGTCCGGTTCGTATTCCCATTCTGAATCCCATAGGCTGTACGGAACTGTATGGCTTGGTCGGACAGGCTCATCGTCCTGCAGTGCTGCGTAGTCGAGTTCATTTTCAAGATAGTGGATAGCCTTTTGTAAGTCTTGCGTGCGAGAACCTTTGTAATCGGCTCTGCAAATATATTTAATAGCATTTCCAAGGTGGAAGCTTAGTTTCTGGCGGCGGATAAAGTCTCCTACCTCCCAGTTGTTGCCGTAGTGGTCGGGTGAGTCTACCATTTTTTAATTAGGTTTGCAACGTTATTGGATAAGACATAAACCTGTTCTTGTAGTGCCATGAACACCGTGATGATGTCTTCTCTAGATGCCTTCTCCAATAAGCCTTCGATCTTCTTTAGTTGGAACTCCTGCTCCATTGTTAGGGTCGTAATCGGAGGCGGCGGGACACCATGCGATGAATCGTTTGTTGATGAAGTCATAATCAGATGCTTGGAGGATTTTGGCAAGTCTAGCATTGAGTAAAGCGTCGTCGTGGGTCATTCCTTTGGATTTGAAAGCATCAACTACTGTTTCCCAGTAGTATCCTTTTTCTTCAAAGAGTTTGGTAGCGGTTTTAACACCGTATCCAGGCACTCCAGCGTAGCCATCAGTTTGGTCGCCTGCAAGTGTTTGAATAAAGTGCCATTTACGCCCGTCATGCGGGTCAATAGTCGTAACGTCTTTGAGATCATAGAGTTTACCAGGGATCTGACGCATATCTTTATCAGGAGACACGATGACGTTGCCTGGGTTAGCCGTGGCGTAGATGCCTAGTGCGTCATCAGCCTCAAGTTCTTCCATGACAATCACCTCATACTCCAAACCTAATGCGTTGATAGCACGTTTGTAACCACAAGGTTTCTTACGGTTTCTGTGACCTTTGTAATCCGGGTATAATTTTTTTCTGAAATTTTGATGGTGGCTAAAGAACAGGATAAGGGTAGAATCGAAGAACTCTTTCTTGATCTTATCCAGCTCTCGTTTGATGTTCTTCATGACATCAGAGAAGTTGCTTGTGACAACGATTAGATCCTCCCCAAAATCAATTTCAGTTTCTGCAGCAGCGCAGGATTTGTAGACGATGTAATCGGCGTCAATCAGCAGCTTCATCCTTGCCCTCTCTTAATCTTCTTATTGTGGCGAGGCTTACTAAGGGAGCTGTTGCCTTGTGTTGTCTTCTTTTTGGTTGACTTAATTTCAGTCTTTGATTTTTTGCTGTAGAGCATTAGTGGGTTTCACTCCAGTTTTTTCCAGTTGTTGCTTCGGCGTCAATCCTGACGCGCATGTTGTAGTACTCTCCAGCTTCGCAAGCTGCAAGTACCAGGGATGAACATAAGTCTTGTGCATGTGATGGGTCTACTTCAAATTGCAATTCATCATGTACGAATGCTAGTTGTGAGGCACAGAGCTGTAGTTCTTTCATGTGATCTTGGTTGATACACATCCATCTCTTCGCGATTACACCGGCTCCTGACTGGAGCAAATAGTTCAACGCTTTGTGAGGCGAATCAACTTTAATTTTTCGGTTGTCGATAGATTTGATGAACCCTCTCTCTGCAGCTTTAGCCACAGCGGTAAGGAGATCACCCAATCCGTCAACCGCAGAAACGTATGCGCTACGGATTTCTTTGCCCTTTCGCTTAGCGGCGGATGCCGAAAGTTGTGCATCGTATGAATGACCAATTTTTTCGTCACCTGCACCGTACAGGAAGGCATAGGTTACGGTCTTTACTTGTTTACGGCTAATGCCTATTTTGTCAGCATTAACTTGATGGATGTCTCCATTGAGGAGGATTTCAGCATATCGTCCGCCGTCGAATCTCGCAAGATAGTGAGATAACATGCGAAGCTCGATGCCACTAAGATCAGCGCCGCATAAAACCAGACCTTCAGATGGTATGAAAAGTTGTCTAAATCGTTCATCAGAAGGGACTTGTGCTAGGTTTGGGTGTCGGTGTGCGCATCTGTGTGTGTTAGTAGCAACGGAACAATGATGATGAATTCTATTAGCAGTCGTATTCAATTTCAGCCAGGCGTTCTCGCCTTCGCTGATCATTCCAAGCATCTTCGTTATCGTCAAGATCCGGAGGAACATCGTCGCTACTTCCGTCCCAATCTCCTTCAGAATCACTTCGTCGATGATAGGCTTCCCAGTAGGTGTCGTCTGCTTCGGCTTCCAGCCATGAAATGTTTGCAGGATCCATGATATATGATCGCGAGATGAGCAATTTAGTTCTTTCAGTCGAGTAAAGGATGCACCCTTGACATATCCTTGGCGGCGGTTATCTCGTTTAGGAGTGAATTCTGATCCTCTAACGAAAGGGTGTCGCCTGCGTAGTAACGCTTCAGTTTCTCGTAGCTCTCCGGCGAGAGTCGATGCAAGTTTCCATGCAGAGTTCTCATCAAACGACCATCCATGGAGCTCTTGTTCTGTAAGGATTCGTTGTACGTCATGTTCTAGCGTGACCCATTCAGGTAAGGTTGGAAGTGGTGCCATAGTTTGGTGGTAACGTGAACGTCTTGTACGCAATAGTCTTCCATTTCTTGGCTCCATTCTTTCCAATCAGAAGTGGAACCGTAGTCACCTTTGCGTTCATTCAGACGATACCCGTAAGATTCTAGTGAGTGTTTTCCATATAGTTTAAGTGGCATCCCTTCCCAGAGATGCTTTTTATCGAGGTTCATCATGTCTGCATGGTAGAGTCTACTGAGGAGTAGAGTATCCACCACAAGAGCAGGGCTATCAAACCAACTATAGAGTTTGCGAATAACAGGCAGGTCGTAGCCAATAATGTTGTGACCAATAATGCTGTCCGCGTCCTGTAGTCTTTGCAAGCCTCTTGAAATCGGCTCTTGATTGCCTGTATCGTTGTATGCAATCGTTTGCTTAGTTTCGAGATCGTGGATAGCAAGGCAGTGGATGGTAGTAACATTGTAAAGTAACCCGTCTGTCTCAATATCAAAGATTAGATTCATCGACCATTCCAGCGGTACGTCTTGTCAACGAACTGCGCTTTCTTGATCATCTCCTCAGTAGGAGGGTTGGGTTTAGAAATCGGTTGTTGGGTCGAATTCTTCGGTGGATTCTGTTTCATGGAATTTACAAGTGTCAAGGTCGTAGTTCAGTTCACAGGCGACGCCAGTTTCGCCAGAATAACGATTTTTAAGGACTCGCACAGTCGTAGTGCCTCGTTTAGATCCGTCCTGTTGATCTCGTTCCAGTGCAATGCACGCATCGCTGAGTTGAGCAATAGAAGCGGATCCTCTGAGCTGTCCGAGCGTAACTCTAGCTCCCTCTTCATGGTTGACATCAGATGAAGTTCTCCGTAAATGTGAAACAAGGAACATGGCAATGCCAGTTCGTTCAACCAATGACCGTAGCTTGGTCATGGTAGTGTCGATCATTCTCCGCTCATCCCCATCGAGTCCGCTAAGGAGGATGGAGAGGTGATCCAAGAAAATGATTTTAGTGTCGAGACCTGATGCCAGGTACTCAATCCGATTATAGATAACATCAGGATCATAGGAGCCGAAACCGTCATACAAATGGAGGTTCCAATTAGCCATCGTAGCATCGAACGCTTCCACAAGCTCTTCGTGTTCATGTTCTCCGATGTGTAGTGGCTTGCCGATAGCTGATGACATCAATCCGAGAGCTGTGCGTCGGTTTGACTCTTCCAGAGCAATATATCCTACCCGTTCTCCTGCTTTAAGGAAGTGAGTAGCAAGCTCTCGACAAAAGGACGACTTCCCTATACCGGAACCAGCCGTAATAGTCACCAACTCACCGTATCTCACACCATGTAGAATCTTCTGCAATCCTGCATAAGGATAATCATGGTTAGATGGTGGTTGTGGTGAAGTTACAAGTTCTAGTAGAGTCTTGGCATCAACAATCCCATCGGGTCTAAACGGTTTAGCGTCCCAGTAAGCACGAGTCAGAGCGTCGTAATCGTTAGCCTGGAGCGCCTCAGACGCGTCCTTGTAGTCGTTTAGGCGGGCGATATACACCTTTCCTGGTGGAAGCACCGTAGCGGCGCTCTTAGCGGCTTCTATTCCCGCCTCATCGTTATCAAAGAAAAGGACGATTTGGTCATACCCCTGAAGAAATTGTAGATTCTTCTGAATCGACTTCTTTGCTGAAGCTGCGCCAGAGGGAAGCGATACCACTGCCCATGTTGGAGCGATCTCAAGGCATGACGCCGCATCAAGCTCGCCTTCAGTAATTGTAATTCGCTTACCCGTAGGTCGCCATAGATGTTGACCGAAAAAAGATCCATCAGTTTCCCCTTCATAGCTGAATACCTTCGACTTTGAGCGAGTTTTTGCTCCAATGACTTGACCATCAGCATTGTGATAGTGGAATCGTAACGTATCACCGTCTCGGTAGATCTTGAATTTTTCGCATGTCTTCTCTGAGATGTTGCGCTTGTTCAAGCGGGTCGCAGAGCCTGCGTAGTTCATAATCGTATTGCGTTTGGGTGATTGTTCTAAACCATTTCCTGGAGTCCATGCGTGACATACGAAACAATAAGTATGCTCATCTGTATAGACTGCTAGCCCATCAGATGAACCGCAGTCATTACAGGGAGCGTGGTGTGAAAACTCAGATGAGCCATTCAATTGGGATGTTTCCAAAGCTGCACCATTTTATGTTGTGTTTATCGCACCATTTAGCATAGGTG